CTTTTGCAGTCTTTTCGGCATCTGCGACAATAGATTGTGCTCGATTTAGAAAATAGTCTTCTCTATCCGCATCAGAACCACGAGTAGTTCTACCATACCAATTTTTTTCACCCCTCCTATATTGGAAACCATCGTTATCCATGGTTTCACGCTCAAGTTGAAATGACTTTTCTGCCTCCTTCCTTACTTCAGGTGGTAAAGATTCAAGCTTTTTCCTAAGAGCATCCCCTTTATCCAACCTAGACATCATTACCTTTTGAGCAATTTCCGGGTTTTTTGTGGTGGACATTAAATCTTTGCTTAAATGTCCACCTATTTCCTGAGAAGTTAAAAACTCTTCTCTCTGCTCGTTAGTAAATCTAGGGCTTTTTAAAATGTCAGACATGCTAAGATTTGCAACAGTATCCTTATTCATGCCAGCTTTAACTGCCATGTTTTCTAGGCGGGTACGTGCAATCTTAAAATCAGCAAAATACTCATTTGCTGATGGAGTTCTTGGCATGTCTAAACTCTTTAGTTAAAGTTTGGAAGTAGTGAAAAATCAAAAATAGCAGGATCTGTGGTAAACAATCTGAGCACATAATTGCCAGTTGTCATACCCTGTTCCGATTTTGTGGCCCCTGTTGAGGCAGTACCCTTCACAATTGCAGGGTGTGCTTCTGCTTTTAATTGCACCTTCTTGGAATGTGTTCCAACCTGTGCGTATGTAAAATTTGCAGGAACTATTGATGGGAACCAATAACCTTTTGGAAGGGTAGGGTCAACAGCCGTATTCTGAGCAAACTCAAACTTGATTGCAAGCCAGTACCCAGTGTTATCCACTGCTATATTACTATATTCAGTGAGTCCTCCAATCTGGCCACTGTCATACACTCCGGGTTGGTGGTCAGCATTGTGTCTTTTTTCTTTTGACCCAGTGTTACCTATAAGACTTAAAAGCTTATCTTCATTAAACCTAGTAAACAGTGCGCTAATGCTGCTTTTGTGGCCTCTTAAAACAAGGTCAATAGGAGCACTACCAGCAACATCGTTGTTCACATCCTCCCACATGTACTCAGTCTCAATTTCAGGAGACTTTTCACATGTGCCTAGGTAGATGGCATTAGCTATGGTGTCTGTCTTATGCCCAACAAAGATGTGCGCTGGACCCGTTACATGAATTTTTGCGAAAGTTGCCATGTTAGTTCACCTTTTCTTTCAGTGCATTGGGTACAGTGGTTAAATGTTTGTAAAGAACAAACTCACGAATACTTGCAGGACCTGCTGCGCCATTTGAATCGACATTTGTCAGGCTATCTGTTTTTATGCTCATTTTTGGAATAGATCTTAGTGCAATTTCAATAGTTCTTGCCCTAGTGCTAAGTTCAGCAAGTTTAAATTTAACGGGAACTACGCTTACAAAGTGCAAACCTTCAGGAGCATCGGTGTTCGATGATCCTGTTCTGAAAGAAGAGTGGAAGGGGAAATAGAACAACACATCAAAATCCAAAGACATTGCCTGTGCAAGACCACCAAGCTTATTCTTCTCTATTTCTCCCCTGCGAGTTGCACCGTAGTACCCTGATTCAATCTTGGCGTATTCGACCTCGTCATACCTGTTCATCACACCCTGAATGGTGGCAATCTGTCCCTGCATGGCGTGCGATATTGCACTTTCCCCACCTATATCATTCATCACAGGCTGAGTTAAAGTCTGGATATCAATCACAGGACTCTTTTCAAATGTTCCCAAGTATTCAAGTCCCGTCACATCTGTATTCTCCGCAGAACGCCCAATAAACATGTGCGCTGGTCCTGTAGTCATTATCTGTGCCATTGTTACCCTCTATTGTTGAAGTTCTCGTTTATGTTGGATACACGCATTCCGAAGAACCTATCTAACTCATTGGAAAACAATGATATGTTTTTGCTTATTACAGCTTGATTAGGTACTGATGCGTTTTGATTTGCTTCTATCTCGAACAATCTGTCACCTTGGCGCAGTTGTTCCAGTATTTGCTCGCTCTCCTTGGCTCGTGAGGTCATTGCAACCATGTCCTCGCCACCATAACCACGCCTTGCAATCAGGAGAGCATATGCAAGGTCGCAGCACAACCTTTTGAGAAGTGCCTTGGATTCATCAGTCATACTCAGCAGGTCAGATAGCTTGTACCTCTTACCTGCAAGTATTGCACTATTGATCATGCCAGAAGCATCTGAGAGGGCGGTCTGTGTGACCGCCCCCGCAGTGGTGTTTCCCTTAAGATCAACCTCGGATGCACGTGTGTCGTTGTCGTTTACAAGATCACCAATGCGCCTAAGGTCATACCTCTTAAGCAAGTCGTCAACTGATGCATGTGATGCCATAGTTAAGCAATCGAGTTCTTGAAGTGGAATGCAGTAACAGGAGCAACAACTTCCACACCGTAGTCTTCCACGATGCGTGCATTGATACGCCTGTTATCTGGATCGTCCTTCTGTTCCACAGTCATTTCTTCGTAGGCGAAGATGTGCGCAGTGGAGTAGGAAGGAGATCCTTCAAAACCCACCAAATCACCGGGGCGTGCAAGGACAAAAATATCATCCTCTCCCAGTACATAATCGGCGGATCTGGATGCGCCCTTCTTGTTGCTTACTCGCACAACATCTTCAATGATGATGTCGTAACCGTACAACTTGTCAGGCAAACCATACTTGCCGTTAATGCTGTCAGAATCACCACGCACCTGTGCAAGTGCAATGGGGGATTCCTTCAGGTAGGTATGAAGTTCCTTGCTGCGTGAGATGGCATCAGCAGCAGTTGGGTTCATGATGATGCACATGTCTTTGGGACCACATGCACCAAGGGTGTCCTTGTTGATCTTTCGAGCAACTGCATTGAGTGCCTTCTTGAACACAGGTCCAGCAGATGTACCTGTGTTAAGGTCACCGGAATCACCCTCATTGAGGGCCTTACCACCTGTATAGGCGTTAGATGCAGTAGTGCAATTCTGAGATGTGATTTCTCCATCAGTGCTTGATGCAAGGAGTTTATCCCACACCTTTACAGTGCGTGCTGTCATAGCCTGCTGGGCGTTCATTGCACTGTAAGATGCAACAATCTTCCAATCGGCCTGATCAACAGCCTTATAACCAAGTCTGAATGGGAACACGTAACGAGTGGTGTTGAATGACAACCATTCAAACTTCTCATTATTCCACTCGCCGTGTGGAGCATCATTACCATCGTGCCATACGTGATCTTTCAAATCAGCGTATGCTACACGAGCAGCTTGCTCAGCGTTGAGTTTAAGGTAATAACCTGAAGACTTCTTCACTGGAGTAATGGTTACATACTTGTTCAGTGGGAAATCTTTTGGGTTACGTGAGAACGATACTACTAGCTGCCCAGTCGCATCAAACGAGGGAATATATGTATTATTCCCTGAAGGAAACTGTGCTGCACTACTTACGATATCAGCCATTATTAGTGTCCTTTCTTATTAAGCAATGGTTACTTGGTGAGGGTTTACTTGGATAAGGCATTTTTCACCAGCACTTACAGTTTGCAGTGCGATACCGCCAACATTGTAAGTTCCAGCAGTAGTACCAACATTTACAGCCTTACCATCTGCGTCAGACTTGACCAGTGAACCAGCAGTGCACCCACCAGTACCAGCAGTAACCACGCACACATCTGCAAGACCGAAAACCTTGAGGGTTTTACCGGAAGTCGCAGCATAATAAGTCTGAGAACTACCCAGTGCTTCTGCAATACCGGGAGGTGCAAGAGAACCTTCCTGCGCCACACCGATAATAGATTCACCTGCGCCAGACTGCGCAACAGTGAACTCGCCACTAATCCTTACAAATCTTGCAGGGAAAATATTCCCGCTTGCAGTAAAAGCCGGATTGTACAACGGCATTACCAACCTCCTAAATTAGAGAACCTTTTCGGCATTCATTTTGTCCAACGCTTCGGCGTAGGTGATGCCGTGTGATGTTGCGTAGTCGATAGCTGCATTAACCTCGTCCTTGGTTCGACCACGCAACGCACCAGAACGGGATTCGGTTATGTAAGAGGTGCGCATTCCACCAAGTGGTGCTTTCTGATACCTCTTACGAATGATTTGCAGGTGAGACTTGTACTTGGTGTCAGGCATTCCAGAC